GTGATTTTATAATTTTAGATGATCCTTTGAATTGGAAAGATCAATATTCTAAAACTAAACGAGATTATATTAATAAATGGATTACTGAAGCTTTATTTACACGCATGAATGATCTAAAAAATGGTAAGATTATAATTATAATGCAACGATTACATCAGGAAGATACAACAGGTTTTTTATTAGAAAATCAAAGTGGATGGGAACATCTTTATTTACCATTAGAATTTGAATCTAAATTTTGTTGTAAAACTAAAATTTTTAAAGATAAAAGAAATAAAGAAGGCCAATTATTATGGCAAGGAATAGATAAAGATACTGTTTCTCGTCTTAAAATTGAATTAGGAAGTTTAGGTTATGTAAGTCAATATCAACAACGACCTATTGTTGAAAGCGGATATATTTTTCGAGAAGAATGGTGGAAATATTGTTGTGAAATTCCTCAATTTGAATATATGATCCAAGGGTGGGATACAGCTTTTAAAAAAGGCGATTCAAATGATTATTCTGTATGCTGCACTATAGGGAGTTTTGATAATAAGTATTATTTAATAGATATTTGGCGAAAAAAGGTTGAATTTCCAGAGCTTTGTCGAGCTTTTGTTTCTCTTTCTGAAAAATTTCATCCACATCAAATTTTGGTCGAAAATACAGCAGCAGGAATCTCATTAATACAAGAATATCAAAATAAAATTAAATATCCCATTAAACCTATTAATGTTAAAGATTCTAAAGTTGAAAGAGCAAATATTGTTTCTCCTATTATTGAAGCTAGTAAAGTTTATCTCTTAGAAAAAGCTGGATGGTTAGTTGATTTTATAGATGAAACAACAGCCTTTCCAAATGGGGCACATGATGATATAGTTGATGCACTCGTAATGTGTTTGATTTATTTACGAGAACGTGAAAATAAATTAATTCGAGTACATATTACATGAGAAAATTTAAATATATTAAAAGTATAAAAAGCCGATTATGGAAAAAATGTATAATATGTGATACTCATTTTAAAAATGAAAAGCTTTGGCAAATTAAAATACCTATGGCTTTTTTATGGTTCTTTAATCATAAATATTATATTTGTCAATCCTGTTTAAGTGACGAGGATACGGTGAAAAATTGGCGGAAAGAAATTATTAAAATGAAAATAAAATGACCACTTTAAATAAAGCCATTAATCTTGTTTCTAATAATATTGTAAAAAAATCTTTTTATGATGATTTTACAAAATATACATCTTTATATGAGTTTTTATTTCAAAATGCACATTTTGATTTATCAAGTCATTTAGCTTTACGATATTATACTATTTGTGCTCCTGTATTTGCTGCAGTAGATTTGATAAGTAGCGAAGTAGCATCAATTAAACCAGTTTTGATTAATATTAATGATCCTGATGCGGGCTTTATTTATAAACATCCTATTTTAGATTTATTAAAATTTCCTAATGCTGATAGTACTTACGAAGAATTTATGTATCGAAAAGCTGCATTTTTTATTTTAACTGGAAATAATTTTGATAATGCGACAGGGATTGTTACTTCACCCCCATTAGAATTGTTTTCATTAAATCCTGAAAGAACAACTATTACGCCTAATTCAGTTGATAGATTTCCAGAAGACATTATTTATTCTTATACTACAAGTATTATTTTTAAACGTAATGAGATAAAAAATCGATTTAGATTTTATAATAATTCAAAAACATCTGAAGTTTGGCAAGTAAAAACGTTTAATCCTTCTATACATACTAATTCACTATATGGATTAAGTTATTTAAATTCAGTTTATTATGAAATTGAACAATATTTAAAAACGAGTATGCATAATTTGGCCATGTTGAATCATGGTGGCCGTCCAACTGGAGCATTAATTTCTGATAGCAGATTAACAGAAGATCAATTACAAAAATTAAAAGCAGAATTAAATAGATATCATGAAGGAGCAGCAAATGCAGGACGAATGTTTATTTTAGAAGGCGAAAATATAAAATTTCAAGAAATGGGAGCATCGAATCGTGATATGGATTTTCGTGAGATGAAAAATCAAGTTACACATATGATTTATAATGTTTTAAGGATTCCTTTGCCATTAGTATCACAAGAAAGAATGATAATGCGGAATTTAGAACAGGCTCGTTTAAATCTTTATGATAATACTATTTTACCATTAGTTAGACGATTTTTTTCAGAATTTACAAATTTTTTGCTTCCTCGTTATCCCGGGGGTGAGAATTTTAAAATTACATATGATGATAGTGAGATTACTGCATTAGAACCTCGTAGAAATGAAGAATTACAAAAATTACAATCTTTAGGCGTTTTAACTATTAATGAATTAAGGTCATTAATTACATATGAACCTCTTGAAGGGGGAGATGATATTTATGCTCCAGCAACTAATATTCCGATCGCACATGATGTAGAAACTGAACAAGAACTTCAACAACGTGCAAATCGCGAATATTTTCGAGAACTTATGCAAGGATATATTGATGAAAATGGAGAACGCCGTTTTAGTGATGATGAAATAGAACAGATAGCAGATAAAAATGGCTTATAATGTTGATGATCGGAAAAAACGTATTGAAGCAGCAAATGATTTAGCTACTAAATTAAATCTTGAAAGCCAATTAATTTCCCCTTTACAAAAATATTTTAATAAAGTTAGCAATGATTTTAGTAAAACTTATAGTAATGAGGGTAGAATAATAGATGCCAATCAATATAATGATATGCTTTCGCAAACTTTATCAACTCATTATGAAAAAACAACAGGCCAATTTAGTTCGCAAATTCGTAATCATTTAGGGCAGCCTACAAATGAGGATTTTGTGCAAAATCGAATAGATATGCAGCTTCAACATCAAGGCATTCCTGTAATTAATCAAAGCATTCAACAAATTTCAAGTACAACACATAATCATCTTCATGAATTAGTAGGGGCTACTTTAATTGCAGCAGCATTAATTGGGAAAAAACTTACAAATCGACAAGTGGCTTTAGAGGCAAAACAAAAATTTAAAGAAAAAGCACAAGGTCGTTTATCAATAATAGCACAAGATCAAACACAATTTGGAGCAGAAACAGGAAAATTTACTGAAATGACAGTTTTAGCTAATTCAGGAATTGAAATAGGAGGAATTAATATGGAAAAGGCAAAAAAAAGAAAAACATGGATTGCTATTCTGGATAATGTAACTCGGCGATGGCATGCAATGGCTGATGGACAAACTGTAGATATAAATGATGTATTTACAGTTATGAGTGAAACACTTAGATTTCCTCGAGATTCTTCTTTAGGAGCCAGTAGCGCTAATTTAATAAATTGCCGTTGCTCAGCTGTTTATAGTATTAGTTAATTTATAAAAAGACCCTTATAATCAAATTGAATTAGATGTGAATGGTCATATCTAGTCTATTTCTATTATTAACAGGGATTAAAATAATAGATAAACCAAATATAATCATCACATCTATATATAGAATAACATAAAAAATAATAAAAAGCAATAAATAAATTATAAAAAAGGTTGTATAATTATTATTTTTTTTATATAATGGCCTCTTTAATTAAAAAAGGTAATAATATGAAACCAAATTGGGAAATTTCTCAAAATGAATTAGGAGAACAAATTAAATTACAAATTGGCTCATGCGGAGAAATATATTTAGGTAAGTGGGAATATATACCAGTTGTAATAAAGGTTTTTCATTCTCATCTTCATTTAACAAATGAACTAATAACTGAAGTAGAAAAAATGTTGTTTTTAAGACATCCTAATATTGTAAATACATATGCTTTTTATAAAACTCCATTTTGTCTTATTATGGAATATTTAGAAGGTGGGACTTTAAGAGAAGTTTTAGATACTCAATTATTAAATTGGGAAACTCGAATTAAATATGCTAAACAAATTGCTTATGGATTATGTTATTTGCATCATCAGGATCCATCATTTATTCATCAAAATTTAACAACTAATACAATTATGCTGAATAAATATGGGGATATTAAATTGATTAATTTTGGGCTTTTTAAAAAAGTTCAATGTGAAGCAGCCAATCATTATATAGAAGCTCTTTCTTATGAAGCTCCTTTTTATGAAGCTCCTGAGGTTGTTAAAGATAAAGAATATACAATAAAATCTGATATATATAGTTTTGGCATAATATTATGGGAATTGGCTTCACAAAATCGGCCATTTGTAATAAATCAATTAAGACCACATATGTTTATGCAAACTCGTTATAATATTCAATTAGCTATTCAAAATGGAATTCGTCCTCCTATTGATGTTAATTGGCCACGAGAATATCGCGGAATGATTGAAAGCTGTTGGCAACCAGAAGCTAGACATCGGCCGACTATTGATGGAGTTATTGAATTTATAGAAAAATATGAACAAAAAATCCTTACTGATGCTGAAAATCTTTGCAAAACGCAAATAAAAGCATTCCCCCTATAAAAAAGATTGTAATTTTATAAAAAATTTTATATAATACACTTACTGATGCTCAATTAAGAGCGGCCATAAAAGCATATGAATTATGGGAAAAGGAGATTAAAAATGATAAATAAATACTATTATTTTACTATTGGATTATTTAAAAGTAATTATTATGATTTTCAATCTGATGCAGAATTTGAAGCGTTTTCATTTTATGATAAACATAACGAAAAATGTAAAATCTATAAAGTTGAAAATGGCAAACAACAATTAATAAATGAATATTAAAAGGAGGTGAGAAAAATGAATTGGCGAACTGATTTATGTAAAGCAGTTATTAAAAATGGTAAAAAATTACCATATGCTTTAATGGGTTGGCAAGATAAAACAGCATTAAAATATTTTGCTGCATATCATCCAAATGAATATAACCAAATTATTAAATGTAAATAAAAGATTAAGAGATGAAAAGTTATCGGTTTACCTTCTAAACATACCTACAGGCTGATGCTTTTTGTCTCTTTTAATTTAGGAGATTGATAATGAACAATGAAAATCAAGGTTGTAATAATTGTATTTATTGGGAAATTAGAAAACAATGTTGTATATGGAATTATCATATAAATGAACCTTTAGAAATTTGTAAAAATAGTAAATTCAAGCATAAAGATATTTCTGGTTGGGTTGATGAAAATAAAGAATTAAAAGAATTTATTAATAAGCATGAACCAAAAACCATTATTAAAAGTCATTATATTGTTACTCTTCTATCTGGAGCTTATAATATATTTCCAACATATTTTGCTGCTAAAGAAGAAGTAGAAAGATTAAAAAAATATAATACGGAAGCAATTATAACAAAATATCTTAATATTAATGGAAAAGAAGAAGTATTAAATATCATAGAATTTGATAATAAAGAAATATTATATCTTGGTAAGACTATTGATGTTATACAAAAAATCATAGGAGATTTATAATGAATCAAATAACAAATAATGAAAATATTATTAATTTTGTAGATAACTCAATGCAAATGGCTCATGCTGTTATTGCTTTAATAAAAGCATTTGAGCCTTATTATGCGGAAAATTTTGATTTGCTTTCTTCTGCTGAAGAGACCGCATCTGATTTTTATAGAAAATATAATGTTACAAATGAAATGTTGAATTTAAAAGAAAAATTACAACAATTTATAGAATCAGCTAAAACATTAATTAATCATAGGAGAAAATTATGAGTGAATTTAATTATGAAGTAGATGAGACTGTAATATTGGATAACTTTGAACCATTACCAGAAGGTAAATATAATGTAAAAATAGTTGGATCAGAAATACGTTCAACAAAAAATGGTAACGGAAAAATGTTGTCTTTGATATTTGAGGTCTTGCCTGGAACATATGAAAACCGCAAGCTATTCAAAAATTTATGTTTTGAACATCCTAATGAATTAACAGTTAGTATTGCTAAAAGCACATTAAATAAAATTCTGCTCAGTATTGGAATTCGTAAATTAAATGATACTGAAGAACTTCTTGGAAAGAAATTAACAGTTACTGTTGGAATAAAAGAAGGAGCGAACGGTCTAGAAAATCAAATTAATAGATATGAGCCATTAAATAAGCAAGTTCCACAAACAACATTTGATTATGAGAGTCTTGCCTCTGAAGATGATATACCTTTTTAATATGAAGATTGAGCAAAAAATGCATTATAAAAAATTTGTATATAACAATGATTTACAAAGTAGAGCATCTATATATAAAAGTTATAATTAAGGAGATAAAATAATGAAAAAATTAATTATTATATTTTTGATCTGTTTGTTACCTTTAATTAGTATTGCTAATGAGATTAAAGTAATAATTCCTCGTCATGTTGTTGTTTGTAATTCTGAAAAAGAAGCAAAACGCATATCAAATTGGTTAATGTTAGGTAGTTATAGAGGAGTGGCAATGTTAATAGAATCTGGGAATGGTTGTTTCAAAGATGATAATTTTTACTATTTGGGGCGAATAGTTAAAACTGATTACAATAATCGTCTTAGTTATGTGAAATTTATAGATCATAATCATATCAAATGTGGTAAAGCAGCTATAGCAGATAAATATAGTTATGGTTGGGTAATCACTAAAAATTTGATTTTTAAACATGATCTTTTTGAATTAAAAGATAAAAATGAGGAATAGATATGTCTACAATAAGAGATAATAGAGAAGATTTTAAGAAGATTTTAAAGTCAAAAAATTTTCCTAATAAATTTATAGAGAAATTTGTTGAAATTAATATTAAAGATATGTGTTCAATAAGAGATAATAGAGAAGATTTTAAGAAGATTTTAAAGTCAAAAAATTTTCCTAATAAATTTATAGAGAAATTTGTTGAAATTAATATTAAAGATATGTGTTCAATTGAAAAAAGAATGAGCGATTTAATGAAATCTGATTATCCTCAATATGAAGCAATAATGCATTTAGTATCAATATTGGGAATGCTGGCTTATTTTTGTAATACTCAGAGCAAATTAATGGAAAAAACATATGAAAATGATTTGATGCAATTTGATAATAAAATTATACAATCTTTTAAGGATTTTTTAAAACACTTAAAAAATTTAGAATTAATGTTAATTGAATTTTCTTGTACTTTTTTTCAATATTTGAATGCAGAGAATAAATAATGACTGATCAGTTAAAAATGAAAATATCAATAGCATATGGTTTGAATTTAAAAGAAAAAATATAAATATAATCCCTTCCCTTCCCAACTGGCTTAAGATTCTTTTTAGGCCAGTTTTCATTTGTGCTTATTCTCAAAATGCGATATAGTAATTTCCAAATATATTTTTTGGGGAAAATTACTTATGCCTTATCCAAATTTCCATGCTGCACGGATCATTGATCCTGATAAATTTCAGGCTGATAGTTTTCGAACAATTACAATTGGACAAGCTGATGCTGGAATTACTGCTATTGTAGGAAGATTAAAAGGTGAAACAACTACTAAAATTCAAACTTATCGATTTGACAAAAAAAAATTTACTGTAGCAGAAGCTAAAAAATGGTTAAAAGATCATGATATTAAATTTATTTCTTTTGAGCCTGCAACAGAAGGAGCAAGTTTACAATCTAATGAAATGGAATATAAGACTTTTCCTTTTAATATAATTGAATATGAAGAAAAAGAAGATAAAGCACAAAATAAATTTGGAATTATTAAAGGTTATGCATCTACATATGGTAATGAAGATCGTGGTGGCGATATAATTGAATCAGGAGCCTTTACTAAATCTCTTAAAAGATATCAAAATGATGGTAGACCAATAAAAATGCATTATCAGCACTCTCATACCGATATTATTGGCGGTTTCCCAATAGATCAAGTAAGAGAAGATGAAAAAGGATTGTTTGTTAAAGGAGAAATTAATTTGAATGTTCAAAAAGGAAAAGAAGCTTATGCTTTAGCCAAGCAAGGAGTTTTAAGTGATATGTCTATTGGATTTTCAATTAATGATATGGATTATAATAAAAATGGCGATATACGTATATTAAAAGATCTTGAATTGTGGGAAATATCATTAGTTGGTGAACCCATGAATCCTGAGGCTAGAATTACTAGTGTTAAGGATATAAAAGCAGTTATTTCATTTCAAAATTATCCTATTGCAGATAAAGATACAGCATGGGATGGTAATGCTGCAGAAAAACGAGTACGAAAATTTACTAATGCTGAAGATAAACCAAATCAGGCATATCGAAATGCCCATATGTGGTATGATGCAGATAATCCTGATAATTTTACATCTTATAAATTATTATATGTGGATGTAATTGACAATAAACTTCGAGTTGTTCCCCGAGCTATTTTTGAAAAAGCTGCATTACTTCATGGTGGGCGCGGAGGATTAAATATTTCTCATGAGGATAAAGTTAAAATAGCAAAATTAGTACAAAAATATTATGAAAAAATGGGTGAGGAATCACCGCTAACTGATGAAGATTTTAAAAGTCAAGAAAACTTTTCCTTAAAACTTGACATTTGTCAAATTGAGTATATAAATAGTAAGAAAGAATTTGAAACAATTTTGAGAGAGTCAGGGTTGTTTTCTAAACAAGCAGCTATTTATTTAGCTAGTTTTTTTAAACCCAAGTCCCAGAGTGAGTCTGAAATTGGTGAATTAAAAGAAACTCTTTTAAAAATAAAAGAACTTTTAAAGAATTTATGAGGTTAAAAAAATGAATGAAAATGAAAAACAGACTCAAGAGGTAAATGAGTTAGTTAATGAACTTCGCACAACTTTAGAATCAAAAAAAGCTGATAGTGCTGAAGCAAAAGAAAAAATTGAAAAAATTGAAACTAAACTTGATGAATTAGAAGATAAAAATCAAAAATTAGTTTTAAAATTACAAGAAGAAGAAAAAAAAGAGCTCGAAGTAAAAGAAAAACTTGAAAAATTAGAAAAAGTTTTTTATCGCACTGGGAATGCTATCGGAACTGAAGAGAAATCTAAAGTAAGATTGGCTTTCGATAAATATTCAAAATTAGGCGAAAAAGCATTAACTCCAGAAGAATTAAAATATTTAAGGACTGATGATGATCCTTCAGGTGGTTATCTTTGTCCTTATGATTATGTTCAGGAAATAATTAAAAAGATTACAGAAATGTCCCCAATACGTACAGTTGCAAGAGTTCGTACTACAACTCGCGAATCTGTATTAATACCAATTCGTGAGACTATAGTGAGCGGTTATTGGGTAGGTGAAGGAGGCACTATTCCTGAAAATAATTCAACATATGGAATGAACGAAATTAAAACACATAAATTAGCTGTTCATACTGATACAACGGTAGAAATGTTAAGAGATTCAGTTTTTAATATGGCTACTGAAATTGATCAGGATATTGTTGAATCTTTTGCTAGATTAGAAGGAGCAGCTTTTGTGAATGGTGATGGAGTTGCCAAGCCAACTGGAATATTAAGTACTAGTGGTTTACAGATAGTAAATAGCGGTGTAGCTAATGATATTACTGATGATAGTTTAATCGAAATAGCAGGCGAGCTAAAAGAAGGTTATAATCCTATTTATTTATTAAATCGTAGAACTATTGCTAGAATTAGACGCTCTAAAGATGGAGTTGGTCAATATCTTTGGCAGGCTGGATTAGCTGGAGCTCTACCAAATACAATTAATGGTTATCCTTATGTATCAACTATTGATATTCCTGATATTGGAACTGATAATATTCCTGTAATATTTGGTGATATTATGCGTGGTTATACCATAGTTGATAATGTTCAAATGTTTCTACTTCGAGATGATTTTACTCAGGCAACACAAGGTAAAGTTAGATTTGTTGCATGGAAACGAGTGGGTGGCCAAGTCACATTGAAAGAATCTATAAAATTACTTAAATGTGCAGTTTAATTATTAATTATTAAGAGGTAAGAAAAATGTCTACACAAGATTTACATCATGATATTTTGACAAAATCAGCTTTAGATTATATTGAAATAACATCTAATACTACAACTAATGGTAATATTATTGATACGCAAGGTTATGAAAGTTTAGATTTTGTATTACATGCAGGTGCTATTGTTGATGGGGTATATGATGCGGAATTATGGTATGGAGATGATTCTGGATTATCAGATGCAGCTAAAGTATCAGATGACTTTTTATTAGGCAGCTTAGAAGATACTGAATTTACTGATGCTGACGATAATAAAACTAGAAGAATTGGATATGTTGCACATAAGCGCTATGTACAAATAAGAGTAAATTCAACTGGAGTAACTTCTGGGGGATTTTTTGGCGCTATTGCAATTTTAGGACATCCTCATCGTGCTGCAACTCCTGAAGAAATAGATATATAATGAAAGTTGAAGTAAATAAAAATTTTAAATGGAGACTTAAAACAGGAAATATTGCCACTTTTGTTAAAGGGGATATAATAAAAATTGATTATTACTTAGGTTTAAGTAAACAAGCTTTAGGAGAGATGTGTATATTTGATTATGCTAAAAAAGTTATAGAACCGATAAAAAAAAGTGAAAGAAATGAAAAAAAAGAAAACGAAGAAAACGAAGAAAAAGGAGAAAAAGAAGAAAAAAAGGATTTTGAAAATAAAATGGTAAATTTAGATTATAAAAAAAAGCCTCTTCCAATAAAGCAAAAAGCCAAATGGAAGGGAGAAATACGATCAAAAAAGAATATCAAAATAGGAGGAAAATAAAATGCCGAATGTTCTTAATTATTTTAAATCACCTACTCTCCCTGGAAATGATGACAATCCTCTTATTCTCAATGGGACTTTTGTTGTGGATAATCAAGATCATACTTCGACAAAATTAAAAAATGTCATTTTGTCAAATGATATGATTATATATTATGATGATTCAATTCCAGCTATTCCTATTAGTGGTTATACTGTGATACAAGCAAATGTTACTGATTATAACTTTACTTTAGCAGCTCCAGAAGAAGGATGCGTATGTCATATAAAAAGAATAAATACTGCTGCTGGAGATATCTTTGTAACAACAGATTCGGGTGTAAAAATAGATGGTATTTATAATTATGCTACATTTGATGCAATAGATGATGAATTAATTTTAGGTTATGATAGTGCAACAAATTGGTTTTTATATAATAATAATGGAGTGGCTTTAGCTAACGTTTAATTATCTTAATTTTCTAAATTATAATGGTTAATATTATAAATTTAGTAGCTATTTTAGAAAAACAAAAATCTATTTCTGTTCAATTAATTGATAAAATCGAATTAATAGGAATTATAAAATGAATATAAAAAGGGGAAATGCATTTGATTTTATATTTGAAGTAATAGATACTGGAGGTAATCTTGTTACTGATTTAGCTACCGCAATCGCAGTAAAATTTATGGTAAAAAAAGCAATTTCTGATTCTGATTTAGAAGCTTTTATTAGTAAAACTCTTGGGGATGGAATAACAATAGATTTGCCTGCGACTGGTTATATCACAGTTAATTTAGATTCAAATGATACTAATATTAATGCAGGAGCTTATTATTTTGCTTTGCAAATTGAATATGCTGTAAATGAGAAAAAGGAAGTTAATATAAAAGAAGGTGATTGTATTATTAATAGTTTAAATGTAATAGAGGATATAATTGAATGATTAGCTATTATAATTATTCATATCATATAATTACGCCGCCTGCGACATTACCAGTTGATCTTAATTTATTTAAAACACATTTGAAATTAACATGTGAAAATTTAGAAAATGATAATTATCTTAATTTTCTTCTCCAATCGGCCACTAATTTTGCAGAGAAATATACACGCCGAACTTTTATTAATACAGGCTTTAGAACATATCGAAATTATTTTGAAGAATGTTTTGAAATAAGAAGATCAAAATTACAAAGCGTTACATCAATAAAATATTATAAAAATAGTAGTTTAATCGAAGCTAATAGTGATTTGTATTATTTTACAGATAGCAATGATTATTCTCGTATTTTACTTAAGCATAATCAAAAATGGCCAACAGAAATTGATATTCGATCACAAGCAATTCAAATAGATTTTATTGCAGGTTATGGTGAAACATTAAAAGATTTTCCTGAGTGGCTTCGAGATATAGAATTGGCAATTATGTTACATGCAACTGCTCTTTATGAAAATAGAGGCGATTGTGATGTAGCTTCGGTTTTACATAATTTACCAAATGCTGCTAAAGAAATTTATGATTTAATTAAGATTCAAACTATTAATGGATTAAGTTCTTGTCATCAAGATTATTATGGCTACTTGTAAGAAATTAAGAAGAACATTAACTAAAGTTTGTACTGGCGCTTTAAATAAGCGCATTCAAATTCAAACCAGACATATTAAGCCTCCAGTTGGTAATTCTGTGGATTATACTGAAGAATTTACAAATATTATTACTACTTGGGCGATGCTTGAAACAGTAACAGGAGTAACGATTTTTGATGATACAAATGTAGAGCAAGTTGTAACACATGATTTTTATATTCGTTATATTCCAAATGTAACATTTGAAAAATGGATATTATTTGATGAAAAATATTATGATATTCTTAGAGTAGAAAATTATCAGGAAAATAATTTATATTATCGAATAAGAACAAATGTTAGAGGAAGAAAAGAAATCCCTGTAAATGTGGCATAAAAATGTTCAAAGTAACTCCTGATCTTGCTAATCAAAAAGTAATTATTCAAATTAGAAATCTAATTAGCACACAAAAAACAGCTATTAGACGTGCTTTTTATTTTAGTGGTAAAGATTTAGTTAAAACATCAAAAGCTATGATAATGGAAAAACCAAAACATGGACGATTATATCGATTAAAAAAACATGGTTTAACAGTATTACATAGAGCATCAGCCCCAGGCGAAGCGCCTGCTAATTTTACGGGGGCATTAAAAAATTCAGTAGATTTTACAGTAAGCGGAGCTGAAAAGATGATTTTTGGTTCGCGTTTATATTTTCCTGATAGAAAGGGAACACCTGCTGGTGTAAAATATGGTGGTTATTTAGAACATGGTACAAAAAAAATTGCACCACGTCCTTATTTGGAACCATCAATTGTAAAAAATTACAGGAATATTCAAACTCATTTTGAGAAACATTTGAAACAAAAATTAACGGGATATGTATAATGAAAGCTTATGATATAATTAAACAATTACAATCTACTTTGCCTATTTATACAAATGCATTTTCAGATGAATTTATTATAACATCTCTTACCAGTGTTGGTTTAACTGTTACTGCTATAACATCCGAACCACATAAATTAAATGATGGTGATTATGTTAATATTATGGGTGTTTTAACTCCTAATATTATAACTGATCTTACAGCATCTGATGGAATTGCCTATGCTACAACTGAAGATTGGCATGATTTAACAAAGGGATGGCAAGAAAATGTTGAAATTTCGGATGCAAATCAAGCTGAATATAATGGAACTCATGAATTATTAGAAGTTCCGAATCGTAGAAATTTCACATATAAAATTGAAGGAAGTCCTGCCTCTCCTGCAACAGGTACACCAATTCTTTGGTATGAATTCTCAGTAGGATATAATGGATGGCATCAAATTACTGTTATAGACGATAATATTTTTACATATTCATTAGAACGAGAATTTGGTTCACCTGCTGGCGGTAATATAAAGATGCAAACAAGAGCTCGAATATCTGGTGCTGTGAGCCTAGATAGAGCATTTGCTAGTTATACAAAACAACCTAATGACAATTTATGGGGTTTTGTAATAATGGGAGAAATGAGCGCAAATAAAGATCGGGAAATTTTTTCAGATGCGACAGCTACTTTTGGAAGAGGTGAAGAATATCGACAATTAATTATTCAGCCTTTTAATATTTATGTTTTTGCTCCTGCCACAGAGGATACATCAGCGCGCCGACAAAGAGATGCAATGGAAGATTTAATTATTCCTTTTTGTAAATCTCTTTTGCGATTTAGATTTCCTACTGGATTTGTTGAAAATCCATATTCTGGAGTAATATTTTCTCATCACGGATTTTATTCTTATAATAATGCAATATATATTCATGAATTTGGTTTTGAAATGCATGGTTGGATTACTTATCCAGATACAACAAAACCTGATTATAATGTTGCATTTCGGGATATTTATATTGACTATCAAAAATTAATTAATGATGATAATCTTATGACATTACATGTTGATTTAGATGAGGTGCCATTAAATGAATAAAATTCGAGTAAAACTAAATTATGATTTAAAATCTTATAAAAAGGGAGATTTGATTTTTATTGATTCACATGATATTTATTGGCGAAAAAGATTACAAGATGCTAAAAGCGATAATTGTATCGAAATTATTTCAGAAAAACCTCGCGAAAAGAAAATAATCAAAATTTCAAAAAAAGAAAGAAAAGTGCTCAATAAAAAGACAATAAAATTAGAACGTGAGTTTGATGAAAATTATTAAATATATTAATATTAAGGATTGAATATATTAAGACTAAGGTGTACTATTATTTTAATTTAGATTAAGAGTACAATATAATGGCAACAATATTAAGACCAAAAGTAACTATAGATATAATTCCTGCTTTTCAGACGATTCAAAATGAAACGCAAAAAGTTTTATTTGTTGGACAAATGACTACAGCAGGAAGTGCAACGGCTGGTCAACTTTATACAAATATTGAAAATAATAATCAAGAAGATGCACTTTTCGGTAGGAAATCGATGTTGGCAACAATGATTCGTGCTGCAAAAAGAATTAATAAAATAAGTCGATTTGATGCAATTCCATTAGATGATGCAGGAGCTGCAACAGCATCAGTTGGAAATATTCAATTTTCAGGTACAGCAAGTGCCAGCGGTATTTTTAAAGTTTTTGTAGGTTCAAAATTAAATAATTATTATGAATTGTCAGTTGCTAATACTGATACAGCTGATGATATAGGTTCTCAACTTGAAGCTTTAATAAATGCAGATACAACGTCTTTAGTAACTGCAGTAAATACATCAGGTGATGTTGCTTTGACTGCTGTCAATAAAGGATTAGAAGGTGATCGCATCACTTTAAGTATAGAAGGCGAAGTAACGAATATAAGTGTTACATTAACGAAATTTACAGGTGGCGGTACTAATCCAACTTTAACAAATATATTTGATGTAGTAGGAAATCTTCGTTATCAGACAGTTATTTGGCCATCAACTTATGATTTGACCGAATTAACAACGTTTTTAGATAATAGATTTGATGTAGAAGATAGAATTTTAGATGGTGTTGGTTTTGTAAGTATTACTGATTCATTTAGTGGTTTAAAAACAACAGCTAATGCAAAAAATACGCAGAATTTAGTAATTTTGGGTAATCAAGCAGTATTACAGACATATTATGTAGGAGGAGCTATTTTTGAAATGGATTATGTTATTGCCGCTTATTTTGGAGCTATTCATGCATTACGTTTAAGTCCAGATGCAGATATTTCAAGATATGTTATTAGTACACAAGGAGCATTAGATAGTATTGGTGGAGTAGGTTTAGCTACTAAACCATATTTTAATACTCCATTTTATTATTTGCCTCTTATAGATCATGATAAGCAGTTTACTGATGAAGAAGTTGATGAATTAACAGAAGCAGGCGCGACTATTTTAGGCAATAATCCTGCCAATGATATTATTATCGCTGCCGATGTGGTAACTACTTATAAAAGAGATATTGCAAGTAATAAAGATTTATCATATAAATATCTTAATTATGTTGATACTGCTTCAAATATACGAGAATTTTTCCAAAATAATTTAAGAACTAGATTTCAGCAATCCAGATTAACTTTGGGTGATATAGTCCCAGGTCGAGCAATGGCAAATAGAGGTGTAATTTCAGGTTATTTAATTCAATTATTTGTAACTTTAAGTACTGCTGATTATGTATTAGTACCTGCTGGTGAAGATGCTAGAAATTATTTTAATCAAAATAAAACAATAAAATTAGATTTAGAACTCGGAAAAGTTTTAATAACAATGAAAACTCCAATTGTTACTCAATTGCGTAAGATAGAAATCCCAATGCAATTGTCTTTTTCTACAAATAGTTAAGAGGTGAAAAATGGCAATAATAGCACTCGCAAATCCAACAGTTATAGTAAATAATATTCA